AGCATTTCCTCTAACAGGAACAAAATGTGCATATCCTCCACCAAACATTACATTTTCTAACTTAAGAATATTTCCTAAAAAAGGTTGTGAGAATGATGTATCAGGAGAATTAAATACTTGTCTATATGCAGATTCAGGTTTATCAATTGCAGGTAATGGTTTTGATATTCCACAAAAATCATTTAACGGAGATTTTCTACTCCATGCATTACATTCAGGATAATAACCAGTATTAACAAATGTTGGAGGAATTTCTCCTAAAGTAGTTATAGGATAATAAGGTGCTATTGAAGATTCATTTTGTGCACTTCCAGCATAATCATTAGTTTGTTCATTTAAATAATATGGCCATGTTCCTGGAGTAAGTTGTCTAACTACAATACCACCACAAGCATTACTTTCAGGAGAACTACAAAGAGTACATGTTCCTTGTGAAGTATAAGGAACTCTTCCATAACTTAATGTTGCTAATGCTGAATTATCACATGTCCATTCTGTATCAGCTTTCATTTTGAAAGTACTTATTGGTGAAGTAATATTATATATTACAGTGTCATAATTACCAGGACCTATACATGCACTACCGCTTAAATACTTTGGTCTTGTTAAAGAACAAAACTCATAATTTTGACCAGCTATCATAGGAACACAACTTACCACCTTTCCTGTATCAGAATCTGTATATTCGTATGTACCTGTTTCTTTACATTGTACTATCCAAACTCTAGATTGTCCTAATACACTATATGCATTAGAACTTACATTAATGAAAGGATCTTCATTAAGATCATTATATGGATAGTTTGGATAATAAAGAGTTTGGTTTTCTCTTACATATGTTCCTACATTACGTAGCATTCCTTTAGCTACAATAGATTTATTTGTATTTCTATTTCCTCTTACAATTTTAAATCCAGCTATATTATCTTTTTGTTCTTGTGTAAGAGAAGAAGTTTGTATTAAAGATTGTATTCTAGATATATCCACTTTAACACCAATTGGATACACAGCATCATTTTGAGGTGTTGGTTGAAAACCTGCAGTGAGTGAATACACAGGACTTTCAAATATAGGACTAACTAATACATCAGGAAACTTGTGATGTCTAATATTTTGACCAGCAAGATCTCCCCACACATCTACATTACAAGGATATTCTTCTATGGATTCCCAATAAGCAAATTCACCATATTGATACGGTGTAGCATTACCTATAGGAGCACTTTCAGCTTGTCCTATTACAGATGCTGTATTATATATCTTCCAATAAGGACTATATCCTATTCCTGTAGAAGGATCAGTATATGTAGGCTCACCTATAAAATCAGCATTAGTATCTGGAACATCTGGAAATTGTGTATCATTATAATTTAATTTTCTTCCAGGAATATGGAATCCATCTGTTTGTTTTCCATTCTTTAATAAGAATACTAATTCAAATGCATACACTTCATCACGTAAATATCCACGTAGGTTTGTAGCATTGAACTCATCAGCATAGTTTTCTGTAGAAGGGATTTTATATGTTTCCCATAATAATTGCACCTTAGATGCAATACCTTGATAATTGATTCTATCTATAGATGTAAGATTATCCCACATAAGAACATCTTGTGCTGTGGTAAGATCTTGAGCTATATCATAATAAGGATATTTCTCAAATATATCTGTAATAGATAATTTAATTAATGTATTATTTTGTCCTGTATATGTTACTGTATCAACTTGATCTTCAATTGAGAATGTACCAACTAATTCTACAGATGCAATATTATTAATTGTTTTAATAACAGCTATATTGTAATATGTATATAATCCTGTTGTATCTAAATTAGTAATAGTTAATTGAATAGATCTACCCACCTTATAATCAAATATAGCAGTGGTTAACTGTGTATCAGCTATAGGTGTAGGATTAGTAATAGAATAATAAGATGTGTATGGATTACCTGAAGCATCAGAATACTGTATAGCAAATTGATATGTACCAGCAGTGATATCACCACCATTAAATATATCAGTTACAGCAAGTTCAGGAATATTAAAATTAGGTTGTATTTTAAGTTGATTACAATCTAATTCATCTGTATATGTAGGGTTACAAGGATCTGAATAAGGAGATTCTAAATAAGGAATGTTTTCAATATCTAAATATCTTCTAGAATTATATCCATCTGTCCAATATATTTCTGTTATACAATTTCCAATCTTATGTACTACTTTATGTATAGGATATTCAATATTAAAATTTAAACATGGAGCATTAACTAACTTACGATAAATGCAATCATTGTTTTCCATATATCCTATTTCAGAACTACTTGTAGTAGGATTTGCTAAAAAGAATATATGTTTGTTTTTTTCATTAATAAAATAAGTACCTATTAAAGAATAGCCTGAAGGAAACTGTACACAGAATTCATTACCTTGTTCATTCTGATAATTAACAGAACTAGAATCAAAGTTTTCTAAAGCTGCATTCAATGCATAGGTTAATTCTCCTGGCTTAACTTGGGTTAATGTACTATCCATGTTTAAACCAGAAACAGCAACACCATATTCCATTTTGATATTGCTTTGATCTGTATCAAGTATTTTTTTAATTTGATCTAATTCGTCTGCCATAGTGATTAGTTATTACGTCTTCTACCATATCTATTAGTACGGTTAGGAAGTTCATACATGTTAAATCTATTAAGATCATTTTTAATTCTTCTTTGCTTCTCCCAAGGAGTTTGTTTCTTCACTTCAATATCAGCCATGATGTAAGCTTCTTCATAAGCTTGTTTGTGGTACATCATCTTTTGTTGTAACTGATTAAAAGTTTCATCATTAGTTTGATTAGTAAGCATTTCAAACACTTTAAACTTAATGAATGCTTCTACATATTCTCTTATACGATAGTTATCAGGAATCATTTGATTTCCTATTTCATCATATTCTGTAGCATAAAATAATAAATGAACTGTTCCATTTCTGAAATTAGTTACAAACTTATTATCTCTAATATCAAAACTATCATAACTAGCAGAACCAGGAGTGAATTCATGAATAGGAGGAGCTTGAGCATACATCTCCCAATTGTTTGTATAGTCTACACCACAGTTTTGTCTTGCAGATATATTTCCAGGTCTAAGTAAATACTGATGAACAAATTGTCTAGCTGTACTATTATTTGTTTTATAAACAGCTTGTACTAATTCTGGCATACATGTACCATCACATTGTGGAACTTGACAACCAGGTCTATTACAAGGTGTACCTCCAATAGTTAATGGAGAAACTTGTATAGTGGTTGCAGAAGCTGCTTGTGAATAAAATGAATTAGCATCTTGATATGGAAAACCATTTACTGCTGTACACATCCAAGCTTCTCTTACAGCATAAAAATTATCTGGAAGCCTAGCTTGAAAATCTTCTATATATAAAATCTCTTCACTTATTACAAATGTAGTTCTTCCTAACTTCTTTAGAGCTTTATCTAAGTAAGTAGGAAATAAAAGATCATCTATTGCACCTGTATCAAAATAAGATTTTAATTCTTCTTTTACAGTGGAATAAACAGGTTCAGGCGATATAAAATTATATTTATAGTAGTAACTCATAATTTATTATTTTTTCCATTCATGGTAAATATGTTGGTACTTATCGCTGGTTTTTAAGTAATGTGATAGTAGTCTTGATGTAAGTCTAGAAGGTTTGAAATACCAAAGATCAGAATGTTTAAATCTTGCTGTGTTCTTAAACCACATCCAACCAAAGAAATATCCTTCTGTGTGATAGTTGAAGTTATAGATAACCTTTCCTTTTTCTTTAGTCTTTTGCCAATCTATTGGAAGATTAATAAATTCTTTTCCATCAGCATGTGTAACCTTTCTTCTTTTCTTTTTATTAATAGAGAACTCTCCAAATCCATAAGGTAGTTTTGCTTTATCACCTGTCTCTAATATATATTCTTTAAAAGATTCATTATAAGTGTAAGTGATGTTTCTCCATTCATCATAGGTAAGAGTTATAGATGGATATTTTTTACAAAACAAATTGTAATTATCTTTACTTGAACTTCTCCAATCTACCTTAACTCTACTCATTGATTATGCGGTTGGTCCAGAATTAGGTGCTTGTCCATCTATTCCTTGTTCAGTTTGATCTGTTTTCAAATTGAAATATGTCTGTAAAAGTTTCTTAGATGTTAGTTCAAGAGTTTGTTGTTCTAAATATCCTGGAAGAGGAAATTCTTTATCTAATGGATTAATACATAATTGTTCATTTGTATAATCTGGAGTTCCACATCCACATTCTGGATACATTATTTCATTATCTATGTCTTCTTCAAAAAATGCTACTAATCTAATTGATTTAAGCATAGGATTATTTACATATAGATAACCATTAGTTATCCAGAAATATTCCTCATTCTTAATTACAGGAAGCTTTAAAAGATTAATATATCTATTGACAGTTATTTCTTTTAACTTCTTTCCTCTACCACTCAAAGCATTTATAGAATAAACTCCTTGTATTACATATTGGTAATTACCTTCTGATACACGTGGAAGTTTAAATTTAGTTCTAGATATAGTGCATTCATCTACATAATTACAACATTCAGAAATAGATACTTCTGTCATCTCTAAACAAGGAATGGTAGTAAATAATGTATCAGTAGCCCAAAGCTTTCTTAGATTGGTTTCTCTTTTAATTAATAATAAAGAATTGTTTCTTATTTCAGAAGCAATAGCTCTATCTGTTATTAATGAATCTGTAGAAAGTATCTTGTGGACACTTCTAACATCTGATACTAATTTTCTTAATGTTGCCATAATTATATTCGTTGTTCAAATTCTGCTATCTTACCTAAGTTAAGATCATACACTAAAGCAAGAGCAGCACGTACTGAATGTACAAAGTTATTATCTAAGTGCCATCTATCTGTTCCAGATAAACTAGGCATTTGTTGTATTCTTACTCCTTTAACCTCTTTAGCCATATAATGATGTTTATCACCTGTATGTACTTCTCTATAAATAGCATCACCAAATTGATGACTATATTTAGGATGTGTTGCAAATAATAATGGTAAGTCTTCTAACTTACAATTACCATGGTGCCATCCAATAAATGTATTTCCTAATGTTAATCCTTTAACAACACTATGTTCTCTTATAAATTCTACATCTTCTATATCTTTAAAGAATACATCTAATGCATGTGCTAGATAAAAAGATTTAGTTCTGTCATGATTACCTTGTACCAACACCACCTTTACAGTGCTAGAATGTTTTCTTAACATATTGATTGTATCTACAAGAATAGCAAATCCTATTTCATACTCATCAGCATAATCCATTATAGTGTCTTGTGGAGTACCGTTTGTAGTTTGATTCTGATAGTTATCAGTGTGGAAGAAATCATTTGATATAGGAAGTACTACAGTGTTTATGTTGTAACAAGCTTCCACTTTATCAATCAAAGATTGAGCCACAGTCATATATCTTAAAGATCTTGTAGTTATATCATTATCATAATCAACTGTTCTTTTAGCTAAATGATAATCAGATATAGAAATTTCTACATCTACATAATCTTTAGTATTAGTACGATCTACTTTACTAATTGATATATTATTTGGTTTGTAGTTTTCTAAAAACTTAGCAAAGTCTTCAGGAGAATAATCTTTTGGTTGTTTTCTTTTTGAGAAGATTGAGGAAGTAAACTTCCCACTTGGTAACATCTTAGACCAGTAGTTGGTAATGATGTATTTATCTAGGTTTATCTTATGTAGCTTAGCTAATTCAATATCATCTTTAGGTTCAAAGTCTGATATAATTGTACTTTCTATTGTACCTTTTTCAATATTTACTTTACGTTCTCCTGTATAGTTTACTACAGGTTCATTATCTTTTTCTTTAAGCTCTCTCATGAGCTCATTTACTTCATATTCACTTATTCCTAATTTCTCAGCGTAGAATTTTTTACTTTTCTTCTGCGTTAATAACTCTTCTAATCTGTGTAATAAACTTTGATTTTCAGACATACTTATGTATATTAGTTAAAAAATATCGTAAAGATAAACAATAGTTTTTATATATTCCAAATAATTTTAGTTATCCATGTAATTATTTATAACTAAAATAGTTATAAAACAAAAACTTCCCAAGAAGATCTTGAGAAGAAACTTTGTAAAACCAACAAAACAAAGTTTTTTAAATTTGTTATCTAGGAATTGTTGTTGTAGTAGTAGTTGTACTTGTATATGATGTAGTAGTAGTAGTAGTTGGTTGAATTAATACTATATCAAAATAGTTAGTACATTCTCCAAGTGAGAGTAATCTAATAGTTGTTGTACCATCAGGTACTAAATCTGAAGAATAACCAATTATTAAATCTACTGTAGAAACACTTGATTCAAATGCTGTTGTATACCCATCAATATTTGAATATAGATTAAATGGACCTACATTAGCTCCAGCTAACGTTAATGTTATGAATACTGTCATTTTATTTTAATTTATTGGTTTAACCGAATTTATATATTTCTCCATTTCCAATATCATTAGCTTGGCTTGAATAAAATTCACCACCTGCTAATGCATGTACTGTGCTCCATCTAACATTTTCATCACAACTTATTTTAACAAATGTATTTGTACCTGCATATATTATCCATATACCTCCAACATATCCTGGTGAAGGTTCAGCAGTACATATAATATCTCCATTAGGTGCTGCAGATATACTAGTCCAATATCCTGGTGATGTAGGTAATGAAACAAATGCTCCAACTCCTCCTGTTTGTTTCCACATAGTATATGGTGCACAAACATAAACATCTCCATTAGGAGCTACAGTAATATCTCTTGCTCCTGTACTAGGTGTTGATCCATAATATGTAAATCCAGTTGCAGACACTGCTCTTGTGCGAATAACACCTGCAGTGTTAATTGTCCATAATGTATCAGCTTGATCAAACGATAATCCTGTCCAAGAATCATTTCCAGCAAATGGAACAATAGGAGTAAAAGTAGATGCACTAATAGTTTTTACGTATAATGTACCACCATTAACTGCACCATAAACATTACCTAATGAATCTGCTGCCATTGCAGCATTAATAGCTCCTGAACTACCTACAGTAGACCAAGGACCACCTACAGGATATTTGTAAACAGTTCCACCAAGTGTACATGCATATATAGTTCCATCAGGAGTAGTAGTTATACCTTTCCAATAATTTGGATTTGTTGATACTATTTCTTTTGGACAATATGTAAATAAAACTGTAGTGGTTGTTGTAGTTGTACTACTAGTACTTGTAGTACTTGTTGATGTACTACTAGTAGATGTACTTGTTGATGTAGAAGTACTGGTAGAAGTGCTAGTTGAACTACTACTACTTGTAGTGGTGGTAGTTGGTACAGCAGTTGTACTTGTACTGGTTGTAGATGTACTAGTGGAAGTGGATGTAGAAGTAGATGAAGATGATGATGTTGTAGTGGTAGTAGGACAACATATATTAAGTTGGTTATTAATATTAATTATCTCTTCTGAAATAATCATCACGTCTTCAGTGATGTTTGTTATATCATATGTAAGTTCCTTAACATTATCTTTTACATCACATATAATACTTTCAAATTTACTAAGAATGTCATTTAATCCATCACATGTTTGTACACCTGCACAAGGAAGTGGAGCACTATTGTATCCAATAGCACTCGTTCCTATTATTGTTGTATTATTTATTTGAGGACAATTAGCCATTTTATTTTTTTATTTATACAGTTGTGGTGGTGGTAGTTGTGGTACAAGGTGTAGAATCTTTAACATATGCATTATTAAGAACTAATGTTACTGCATTCATACATCCTGTTTCTTCTGTACCTCCTCCTATAACTGTTCCAGATATAGGAGTTCCATTACAATCAAATCCTTCCCATGATCCTGATGGAGCATTTCCTTGTATTAAATAGTTAATACAATCTACAACAGTTGTGGTTGTAGTGGTAGTTGTACAAGAAGGAAAGTCAACAATCACACTATTAATAATTTGAACTACAACCCATATACCATCATAATCAATTTGGTAATATCCATCAAGTCCTGCTAATGTACATCCAGTAGATCCTACATAAGCTACATCACCTAATTCTGGATATTCTTGATTCCAATATACTATAAAAGATGATGATGTTACACAAGTAGCATTTTGTAAACAAGCAGCAGCACCACATGCATCAACTAAGAAACTTCCTGAATCAGGAATAGTGTTTGTACCATTTACTACCAAACCAGTAAATGGATGAGAAGTAGCAGGATTACATGTAGTTGATGTAGTAGTTGTAGATGTAGATGATGTTGATGTGCTAGTTGAACTAGAACTAGTAGTAGTTGTAGATGTAGAACTAGTTGTACTAGTTGTAGGTTCTTCAGGGCAACTTCCAAAAATACAATTTGCTCCAATTGTAATACTTACAAATGGATCACTAGCAAATCCTTGAGATCCACAAACTTTTATAACTTCATGAGAGAAAATTTCTACAGGACCACTAGGATTACCATTACAATCTACATAAGTTATAATATGATTTTCAATATCTATATTATTAAATGTTAAACATTCACATGGATAATAAACTGTTGTTGTAGATGTTGTAGTTGAACTACTAGTAGATGTTGTTGTTGTTGTGCCACAAGGACCAAATGGTGTTGCAATAACAGTACCTGGAACTGTAAGAGGACTATCTGTTATAACACAAATATTTGTATCTCCTGGTAATAATAGAATAGCAGATGGTACACCTGTAATACAATCAGTAATAGTTATAGCTACTGGATCTTCTCCTGTATTATCTAATGAGAAGCTTTCACAACGATTTCTTGTTGTAGAAGTTGTAGTTGTAATTACACAACATACATCTAATGTATTATTTATATTAGTTATTTGATTATTAATAATTAATAATTCTGCATTGATATTATTAACTTGAGTCTGTAATGTAGTTATTTGACCAAGTAATGTACAGATGATTTGATCTATCTTCTGTAATATAACATTAAGTGTATCACATGGTTCAGCTATAATACATGGTAATATAGGACCATTATAAATAACATTACTAGAAAGGACAGTGTGTGTAGAACATGGATCATTACTTCCACAACTACTATTAGTAATTGTAGATGTACACCCACAAGGACTGTTTAAAACTACATCTGTGCAGCAAGGATTTACTGATAAATAAGGATATGACATGTTGTTAATTTATTAAACTGGTCTATATTGAATGTAATAACAAGCTGTTACTGGTTGAATATTTGCATGAGGAAGTCCTCCACCTATATTTTCTTTATTAGTTATTGTCACTGTAATACCTGTAGTATTACTACCAATTGTTCCAGATATAGCTCGACCTGTTGATGCTGGTTCAATTGCTGTAGTTGGACGTGAAACTCCTGATGAACCAAAATTCATGTTTGTATCTGGTGTAAATGGATGAGTGTGTCCAAGATCTTCAAAATTTATTTCATTAGGGTGTGTATGTACAGGAATTTGTGTAGGTTGAAGTGTAATTTGATTTGCACCAGCAGTGTCATAAAGACTATAATTTGGATTAGCAGGACTAGCACCAGGATCAACTACAGCATTCATTGCTCCTCCAGGAACACCATTAATAGCTCCTACTAATCCATATCCTCTTAAATCAGGAGCTACGTTTCCATTACATAAAAATATTCTATCCCATTGACCTATACCAGCTCCTGTAGCATCAAAAAATCCTGTTATAGGTCCAAAATATGGAAGTACAGAATAAGGAACCATTTTATTACTAATAAGACTATTTGTTGTACTATTTAAATAATCTTGAATTAAAATATTAAGATCTGCAATAGCTACATATGTATTAGGAAGATCAAATAGCAATTGTTCAAAATTAGAATTTAATTGACAAAGTTTAGTTATTACAGCTTGTACAATAGCATGTGTATCTGAAGAAGCTGTAACACCTGTTAAACATCCTATTGTGTAATCACCATTTAATATAGCAAGTTCTGCCACAATATCATCAACTTGTTCTTGAAGATCACAAGCAGCTTTTATAATAGCTGTTAACATTTCATTCAATGTAAATCCTGTACATGTTGTACATGGAGGAAGATATTGTCTTACAGTTCTACAAATAATGTTGTCAGCTATAATTGGTTTAACACCTACACCAGTTAGCACTGGAACAAGAAAATTTACAATTGAACTTTCTACAGAAGATAATGTATCCCCTGTAGTAATTCCTAAAGCAGGAACATCTATTCCTGTATATCTAACACATCTGTCAGAGATTATCTCTGTACATCCGTTAAAACAATTTGTGCAATTGGACATAGTTTTTTATTTTAAAAGTTTATTAATATTTTGTTATTAGTATTATCCGTTTGTAGACCAACCTTTAGAATATAATATAGTTGCTAAATTTGTACCTGCTATTGAATCTATATTATTTTGAAAATCTATATTACCTCTTCCTGTTATAGTAGTCATTGCATTAGCCCATGTTTCAGACTGTGTATAACCAGCTGTTGTCATTAGATTATTAACTAATGATAAATAATCTAATAAATTTGGTAAAGGAATTAATGGATTAAAATTAACTATTTGATTATTAGATAATTCTAATTGTTTTAATTCACTTGATAAAGGAATTAATGGATTAAATGTAATAATTTTATTTCCTGATAAGTCTAAATATTCTAACAATGGTGGTAATGTAGATGGGTTAAAATTAACTATTTCATTATCTGATAAACTTATATATTCAAATGTTGCAGGCCAAATAACATCATTAACATCAGATATTAAATTATAACTTAAATCTGCACCAAATATATTTGTTACATTTCCAAAAGATTTAACAGCTGTTATTTCAAGTGCACTTAAATTAAATATACGAAATTTTGAAGAAACACCTAAAATTATAGCAGTTAAATTACATTGAAGTCTACCATTTATTAAAGAAAAATCAGAAATATCAACATCTCTAAATCGGTTTAACTGATCATCTCCATCATATCCACTTTCTAAAAATGTTCTAAATGATGCTTCATCTACTACTGGAGGAGTTGTAAGATTCCAATTTCCTGTTATATCAAAATTAAAAGAAGGTAGAGTAGTTGTAGATGTAGTAGTGGAACTAGAACTAGTTGTAGATGTAGTAGTTGGATTAGGAACTATTGTAACATTACATGGAACCTCTATACAAGGTGGTGGTGTATTACATCTACTAACACATCCCACTGTAAGACGTATCACTCTACTAGCTATCATGTTTATTGTATATCTACTAGCGTAATTTGGGTTTATATATTTATATTGTAATATTCTTCTATAACCTATTAACTGAAGAATGTCATCAGCAGGAACAGGTTTGTTCAACATATATGAAATATTGTTGTACAAATTATTACCAAGCTCTGCTAACTTGCAATCTATTTTTCTAAGTAAAGAAGGAATGTTAGCACATTCTGGGCAATTAGTTAATCTTGGTGATAACATAATATCTATTTTTTTATTTATTCACTTTAGATGCACAGTGTCCACATAATCCATTGGTTAGTTGACATCCACACCCTACATTAGCTCCACATGAATTACATTGTGCCATAATTAATAAAAGTTTATTAAGTAGTTGTTACCTGAACAACCACAGTTAGATCTTAAGAAACCATCTAACATATTATCTGCTTGAGCATATAATGTATTAGACTCATATTCTGCGCAGTTATTAGCTGCTGCAATAGCTCCTTGTATGAAGAAGTTTATTGTATTTAATTGTACACTAGATTGTGTTTTAAGTGCTCTGTCACACTCCATCATATTTAATTGTAAAAACGCATTGTCAAACTTCTCTTGAAGTCTATCAACACGTAATATTGTTTTCTCTACATAGTTCTGATATGCAGGAGCTACAGAATATTTTAATCTATACACTCCATCAGGAAGAGGTTGATTACAACCAGGTTCTGAAAGTCCTAAATTAGATGATGTAAATACATTTAATTGGTTAGGAATAAATGGTAAAAATTTGATTCCGAATCCTGGTATATCAATCTCAATAGTAGGTGCAGAGACCACTGGAGGATTGGTAGGATATACAGAAGCATCTGCAACACCAAGAGTATTAACATCGTAAGTAGGTACTACTAGTATATCTAATTGTAAGTTTGCCATGTTTGTTTTAAATAATTATGCCAGAGGAATATGAGTTTATCCTCTTTCCCCTGGCATAGGTTATTATTAATTTCTATTTCTTTTATTCTTAAGGAATTTGAGTAGAAGTAGAAGTTGTTGTTGATGTAGGAGTACCTGTTGTAGTAGTTGTAGTTGTGATACAAGGAATACCTTGATCTACTACACTTCCTAAAGCAGCTACTAAAATTGCTTCAAATGCAGAAGTAAGATTAGAACCACCTTGAGGAATAGCAAGAATCACTGTAGAATCTTCCATGATATAATCACCCCATTGGTATTCAGATTTGTTATACTCATTGAATTTGATATAGAATGTATTGTAAGTAGAACCATCAGATACATAAGACTCAAAGTTTTGATTGTATCCATTCATTCTATATAAATGTTTCAAGTAACCAGCTTGGTAGCTGTAGAAGTTTTTCTCTAATTGAGCAATTTCTGCAGATGTACCAGTAGCATAAGAAGCACGTTGAGTGATGATTGGTTGAGCAACAATGTTACAAGCATCAGCAACAATAAAGTCAGCAGTGGTAGCAGGACCAGCATATACAAATGTTCTGAAAGACATTCTATCATATTCAAATGGGAACGCTGCGATATCACAAGGTTGACCATATTTAGTTAATGGTTTTCCTATAATACGTAAGATTGTACCACCTATATTTTCAAATGTAAAGAATGTGTTGAAGCTAATGTTATCAGGGTTGTTACCTGGAGCTTGTTGAGTTAATTTAGCAATCAATAAGTTGATGATTGTGTTATCACTTACATCAGCACATGGATTTTCGTCACAACCACAACAAGGAGCTTGAATAGTTACTGAACGAGTGAAACCATTGAAATACAATGTATCAATGTAAGAAGAGTGAGCACGTAAAGTTAACGTGATAGTTTCTCCACATTGTACAGTGAAATTAGTTACATCTGTAATTTGATTAGCAGCAGTTGGACATCCTGATACTTTGTACCATTCTGTTACATTTTGACCTGTACCAGCATTGTTTTTACCAGAAATCTTGTCAGATCTTTTAGATCCTTGAAGATAAGTGTTTTGTCTAGATTGTGCAATGTAGAAATAAGGAGAAGAAGCAATTGGATTTGTACCAGAAGCGGTTACATAAGCATAATTACTACCAAAAATTCCAACATTACCATTTGTTAGATTTTGTGTTGAGCCAGAGCTAGGGACAGAAGCTTGCCCTACTGGAACCACGAATACCGTGGTTAATGAAAAATCAGCCATTTTGTTTTATTTATTAAGTTAAAAATTTATTCGTTTGTTTGTATTCTGTAAGCTGCGCTTTGTGCAGCAGATTGGTTTTCAGTATACATTGCTAAATTTTGAACTGTAAGATCTAAAAGTTCATCTTCTAGATATGTTTCAAGTTCACAATCAGCATCATATGATGGCTCTCCATCCATCATAATATACCCTGTTTTATTTATATACACTGGGTATCTCATGTACATAATCTGTATATTCTTAGGTGTGAATGTACCATCAGTGAATATACTGATTTCATCTGAGGCTAAGAAATTAAATGTTTCTTGGTATTCAAATGAAGGTTTATAATGATCATTGTTTAATATAAACTGAAGATCACCATGTTTAGCAAGATCTCGATTTATCCAAATCTTTCTGTCTTTACATCTTCCTTTGTCTGCTAATACATAACTATCTACATAGAACATGTATTTTGGTTCAAGATCATGAACATTTGCAGACCATTGATTTAAATTAGGATCCTTTAATGTTAATGTTAAAGGTTGATGATTATAATCTAATACAAGACTTTGTAAGTCTTCATAACGCTTTTTAAATGAATCAAGCCCTAATTGATTAGCAGAACTAATTCCATCAACTTTTTGTTTTATCAACTTAATCTGAGCTTCATTCAAAGCTAAGATCTTGTCTTCTAATTGAATCTGTTGGTGCTCATTAGTTGATAGCTTATTCAATCTTTGGTCAATCTTGTATAATAAACTATCTACTGGTATCATATGCTTTTATATTTTTAAAACTAGCCTCTTAAATAGAAGCTAGTTTTTTAGTTTTTAATTTACCTTCTAATGTCAATAACTCATCTTGGTTATCATCATCTGCAAGGAATTTAATTAAATCATCTTCATCTTTAGCTATTTCAAACTCACCTTCATAAACCTTACCGTTAGGTTTGATTCTATAAACTGAATGTGCTACAGCTTGTTTTACTAAATCTTTAATATGGAGTAAAGCTTCTTTCATGTCAGCAAATCTATTGAACACTTCAACTGGATTCAATCCTGAATATTTACCATTCTTGAATTCTGTTTGTTTCAATACATTATCTACTAAGTTGTAAACTACTTCTTCTTTTGAATCTTCTGAAACTGGAAGTCCTAAAAGTCTTGCAACTTTACGTTTCTTCTCAGGAGTCATACTATCAAACTTAACAATTGCTTTATTGATCAATTGTTTTTTCTTGAAAATCACTGCACTCTCTATCTCATCATCAACAACATAAAATTGTGTTTCTGCTGGATATTCTCCTCTTTCCCAAGATTGGTAAGAAGATGCAATTGTTGGATGTACTCTCAACCATGAAAAGGCTATCTCTTGAAAAGGAACTGATAGATCAAAATAATTATCACCATCTAATAACTTTACTGCTTGCACGTGTGTTTGGTCATCTGTTGAAGTTGATAATCCATAGTTCCAAAATTTAGAACGTGGTCCAAGATCAATATCACCAATCTCATCTTCAAGTCTTTTTTTAAGAGCTGTTACTCTTTCGATTTCTAATTCTTTCTCAAGTGGATCTTGAATACGTTTGATGTAAGTAGCATCTGGATCTAATCCTGTTCTATACTTACCATCTAATTCTTTGTAAGGATATTTAAAAACTCCTGTACCAGGAATTCTTGTCATACCTTTTTGTGATAATCCACTATCCATTGTTTGAAGTTGTGAATTGTTGTACTCACGTTTTATCGTAGAGATTTTGCCTGTCTTACCCATAATGTAGTTAATTTAATAAAGTTTGGTTTATTTTAGTAGAGTGTTCCAATTGAATGGAATGCGACTGGTTTACACCAATCCATCACTCTGGGTTGAGAATCATCCCCTCTAGGAGGGAGAGGAGGTGAGGGGATTTTTCTCGGAAATAAGAGATGTATTCTGTTCTATAATGGGAAGTAATACATCTACAATTTTATTATTAGAATTGTGGGATTTCCTCGATCAACACAGTTCTTGATAAATCTTCGATGAATACATCACATCTGTCTTTCATCCAGATTTCGTATCCTGGGAATTTGTTAGCTGAACTCATACCTTGAGACTTAGCAAAACCTAAGTGGTGACGAGTACCATCAATATAACCCCATGTCATAGAAGGAGCACCTTTCATACGCACTTCTCTAATGTTGTTTACCATTGAACCATCAGACATTGGAGAAACATCAAACACCATAAATACTGGAGTAGATTTTTTGTTTTGTCCAAACTCTAAGTTAGTTTGTGGTAAATCTAATTCTTTTAAGTGAATTAATTCAACTCTACCAGTCTCACGTGTAACCATTGCATCAAATGCAAAGTTGTAAGTGATATGTTGTCCTTCACCTTGCATATATCTGTTTCCAGAATCAGCCATGAAAGTTAATCCAGAGTTTAATGCATCTGTTTTTAAAGCTTGTTGGAATACATCGAATCCAGCTTCATTAGTATACATTTTAACACTTCTGTCTTTAACATCCACTCTTCTGTAGAACAAGTCTCCAAATACTGAACGGATTAAGTTAGCAGAGAATTCACCTCTGTTATATTGTACTAAGTTTCCATTGTTTCTCATTCTGTGGTAAACACCAGCAGATGTACGTTTCAATTCTTGTTTAGAACCATTAGTTTTAACTGTACCAGGCTTAGCCCAGATCATACGTTTAACTTTTAATTCTAACATTGATTTACGCATCCAGAATTCAATGAATGGCTCCCATTTAACATCATTACGAGTTAAAGGTAATTGGTTACGTCTTTGTGGAGCATATACTAAAATATCTAATGGTTTTCCAGAAGAATCTCTCATCATTTTATCATCAGCCCACTCAGTGATTTTGTGCTCATATCCATATGCAGAACCTAAAGATTCAAACATTGTGATTTGCTCACCTAATCTTGGAAGACCTAATAAGTCTTGATCAAATTCACCAATAGCAGCATCAACTAATTCTAGTTCAATACCATACTGTAAGAATGTAGGATTAACAAAATCAATAGTTGGGTTATCAGTTACTAATGTAAATGAATACAAGTAACCCATATTCCAAGGCACAGGATCTTTTATTACATAAAATCTAGGACCATATTGACGAGTACCTACAGAAATGATAGCATTTTTAGAGAACTCATTAGTATCTAATACTAAAGTGAATTCTTGACCATCGATACCTGGTTTAGATAGCTCTTGCGTAGAAGCAGGAATGTCAATAATTTTTGGGAATTTGTAAGGAACTGCTACTTGCCATTTCCATGCATCACTATTATTATCGATGTAATAAGGTGTGCTTTTGTTGATCATGTCCAAAAAGTCATTACTGTATAATGAGCTTTGTGTGTACAAGCTGATGATTTTTTTATCATAGTCAGCAGGCTCAGTAGAGTGAAAACTCTCTAAGTGATTAGAGTCTGTAAGTTTACCTACTGCACGCTTATCCATAGAAGCTACTCTAGCGTAAGTAAAACCTGTTAACCCAGGGATTGTTTGAATTGCCATTGTTATTCGTTTTTGTTAATTATTATTATTTTTTTGTTATAAGAACCATGATTTTGAATTAGCTCCTGAACCACCAGTAACACCTGAAGACTTAGCTTTGGTTACTTGTCTTGCAACTTCTCCAAACAGTTCGTTAGATTTCTTCGTAACACCTGTTCTTTGTATAGTTGATAATGTAGGATCTTTTTCTAACATTTTAAGTAGAAGACCAATCTTCACTTTCTGTGCATGATTCTCTGGTCTTTTAAGATCCAAAATAGCACGATCAAAATCTGTTAGTGTTTCTCCTGTAGGAGTTTTCCACTTATCAACTAATAAGAAGTCTTGTAGTTCTGTTGCTAATTTTGGATTGATAGGAATACCATCAAACTCTTTTGCTTTCACCTTATCTTGTAAGATGGTTTGTACATTATTTATATACTGATTTTTAACAGCTTGTTTTTGTTGCAATTCTTGTTGAGAATTAGCTTCCATTTCTTGTAACTTAGCTGCTTCTTTTTTAACTAGCACTTTATGGTTTTTTGTTGCTACGCTTTCAAGATCACCATAATTTTTAAGTCTCTCAACTTCTGTTTCTATATCTTCTGGATCAAATCCTTGATTTGACAAAGCTTGCTTCATTATCCTCACTTGATTACTTTCATCAGAAAGATCCATCTCAGCAAAGTTTACAACTTCATTATATGTACCAAAGTAATCTTTTGGATTAACTCCTTTTACAAATATGGCATCAAAAGCTTCCTGGTAATCTTCTCCAAATTGTCCTATGAAGTTTTGTACTATTTCACTAGCACCTTTTTTCTTCTCTTCATTAAATCTTTCTAAGAATTCTTCTGCAGTATTTACTGGTTCTTGATCTTCATCATCAGATGTAAAAACTCCTAGTTTATAAAGATCATTTGCAAGAGCAGTGAATTGTGTTCCTTGTGGAGCATCTTCATCATTATCATCTGCATCATCATTATCAACACTTGCAGATTTTGCAGGTTTTGATACTGGAGGAACATCATCTTCCTCATCTTCATCTTCACTATCACTTAAGAAGTCAGAGATCATTGATTGTCCATCTAATTTCTCTTCATCTGTTTTTCCATCAACGCTTTTAGGAGGAACAATATCCTTACCTTTTTTTACTTCTGGTGCTTCTGGAGCAGCAGGTGCGTTAGCTTCTTTTATAATTGCAGTGACATCTTCTGGATTAGAAGTAGATGTTTCAGGGGAGAATAAATCATTTAATAATTCTTGATTACCCATTCCCATGTCCATAGTATCTTGGATACTAAAATTACCCATAGTTTCTAAATTATCAGCCATATGTAGTTGTATTTATGTTTGGTTTTATTATGTAAAAGTATAATAAGACTTTATAATATCAAAGTGTTATTGGTCTATATGATCCAATTTTTAAGATAATATAGCATTAATATATTTTTTCTTCTTCTAAGAAAAGAAGTTTTTTAACCTTTTTTGTTATTACGTCCTTTAGCATTCTCTTTAGCAACAGCAAGATCGTTTGCCATATTCTCTCTAGCTACCTGTAATTTCTCTTTTTCTATAGACATTTTATCAGAAGCTTGTTTATTTTTAGATTGTAAATCAGCCATCTTAGCTTGATAATCTTTAGAAGCTTTATCTTGATCATTAGCTAATCTACTCACTTCTAATACATCAGGAACAGTATTTTCATTTACATCTTCACTTTCCACTTTACCAAATCCTGTAGCTTGTATAATAGCAATCTTTTCTTTAGATAATCTATCAAGTTGTTTTTGATAATCATCATGAGCTTGATCAGCTTGCTTCATTTGAATAGCTTGTTGTAATTGTGCTTGTTGAGATTCTTGTGCTTGTTGAAGTTTTTGTTGTTCAAGTTGTTGAGCTTGATCTTGTTGAGCAATTTGTCTATCTCTAAGATCTTTGAATGTTTTCTTCATTTCTCTCATAGACTTAGTAGAATATAATTCTATTACATCATAAAGCGTGCCACCATTTTGAATAATAGCTTGAGAAAGTTGTCTAAGTTCATTAAACATCTGAGTATCTTCTGGTCTATTGGTTAAGAACACTTTTAAATCACGTAAAGAAAGATCTGAACCATTAACTTGTACAAATGCAGATTCTCCTTCAGATGTAATATATGATAGAGTTGATTGTGGTTTAGCACTCTCTACATATAATGCAGCATCTACAATAGCTTGATACAACTGTCCAAGTACATATTCATGAGCCACAAATAAAGGCTCTGTTTGAGAGTAACTCTGTTGCATAGCAGTGTTAGTACCTGTAGCACTTTCAGAGGCAGAAACAGACCCCATTCTTTGTCTAGACATACCTATAAGTTCCCAACACTCAGCTTTAAGCTGTTGTGCTAATGTATATCTAGATTGTATCTCTTGTGTACGTGTAAGATCAAGAGCTGTAAATTGATTGAACGAACTAGGAGATTTCATATTCTCTGGAGAGTCATCAATAAATACCACTCCTCTATTACGTGCTTCCATTTCCCATATGTCAAGAGCATCTTGTGCATCTCCATCTTTAGGAATTGGTATATGACGTAATGACATTAACTGCACCTTACCCACTTCTTTTTCTAGAAGTTTGTATAATTGGTTCATACATACATTATATAACACTTGAAAAGGTTTCATAAGATCTACTAAGCTTTTTGCTTCTGTATTCTTCACCTCGTGTGTTGTTCCTATAATAGGACAATAGTTTAATAATTTAAATGGTTTGATATGATATATATCTGGACCTATTTTAGTTCCTTGATACCATTGATTAATCCATCCCCATTCTAATGATTGTTGGGTAGGCATAGTGCCTGATTTGTAATTTTCATCAACAAGTGTTGATTGTTCATTACCCATTTCATCTATGTAGATTAATTTACCTATTTTCTTTTTAGATATCCAATATGATCTAACAACAACATACTTATATCCAAAACTACTAACATTATTAGTAAGTCCTAAGAAGTCTTTTAATCCATCATTGTTCTCTTTCATCTCTGATTCAATAACCATACGAGTTTGAAGAACTAATGGATCAAATGTATCATATTGTACAGAGTCTTGACCTGGTATAGCATTAGGATTACCTAAATTAGATTCTCTAACGTTAATTAATCCATAGTCTTGTAAGGATGAACGTAAGTGGTCAATCTCCTCTTTCGTAAGATCTGGTATGCTTTCAATGATCTCTGAAAGCTCCATAACTTCAACTGTCCCAGCTGCATAAGCACCCTGAGCTCTTCCTGTGGGATCTGATATATACTTTCTATCAGGAGTAGTGAGAAACCAAGTGTTCTTTGGGTTAGCAACTTCGATGTTGAAACCAAGTTTTGAGTTGTCTTCATATATATGATAAAATTCTCTAGCAGATATTAACATATCTCTAAATGCATCTTCTGATTTTTCTTTTAAATTAAATTCAGCTTTTTGACAAGTAAGTACATGATTAGCCCATTTTTCTGCAATAGATGTGTAGCTATCTAACTCATCTTTAACTTGTTCCATTGTTAATTGCTCCAATTGTTCATCAGGAATATCTACTCCTTCCATTGCAGCTTTTTCAATTATCTGTTGTTTTGCTTGTGCAATAACATACTTCTGAAGAGTTTCTGTTTTGAATTGTAATTCTTCTGCCTTACTATCATCATCAAAAGCTTTCACTCTAAATGCATCAGGACGTTTACTGATTTCTCCTACCAACTCATTAACAGGAGTGGTGATGATTGAATACATCTTTACATAAGCAGGAAGTTCAAGATCAGATGTTAATACATCTGTAAAGCTTCTCACCTCTGGTTCTTGATAGAAATCTTCCATACGTAAGATTCCTTTCATAAGATCGTAATTCTTAACAAATGTATCTCTGTTCTTTACATATTCAGCATATGCTTTGTTAGAGAAATAGTCCATTGTATTCTTTATCCAACTCTCATCTTTCTTTTCCTTATCTGTTTTAAACTGATCAGGGAATATGTTCAGATAAGCGTATCTGATAGTTGCATCTTTTGTATATCTAATTATTGCCATTATGTAAACAATTTATTTCTTGGTGTGTTAAACATTGATCTGCTTTCTGTAAAAAGCGTTTTCTTTTTATTCTTTGTGAACATTGATTTCATTCTTACATCTTGTTCTCCTCCTATCTTACCCATTATAGGATCTAGTTTCATTGCTAAAGCTATTGCAAGCTCTGCAGCAATGATTCTATCAAAGTTACCTTGCTCATTATACTGAATCATTTCTTCCAGTAGAACAGGATCAAATACCTTTGACATTCCTTTTATCTCTGATATGATGTTACCATCTTCATCTTTCTCTACATGTATAGCTTCTTCTGAATATTTCTTAAGACATCCATGTAAGAAGTCTCTGATTTTTTCAGAAGATCTATGTATTCCATAATCCCTTCTAACTGTAGTGTTTGGAACTATTTCTTTTAACCAGTCTGGTTGTCTCTCTAAATAATGAGCATCTCCCTTAGCTATCATGTAATCTATAAAAGATATCTCGTCATTCTCACATAGAGCTCTAGCATTGTAATACTTAATGAGGTAACGAGCTTGTTCTTCCCATGTTTCTTTCTTATCTGGTCTAGCACAATAGCTAGCTACAAACATATCTTGATACTTCTCTCCAGAAATAGCATGCATACGTTTGTATATGTAGACAGATCCTAATGAACTTGAGTATGCAGATTTACCTTGTCTATAAGGGTCAATCCCTGCTACATATAATCCATATGGAGGACTTTCAACTGGAAACTCATATATCACTACAGGAGCATCTTTGTTATCACTATTCTTTAAAGGGAAGTTTGATATAGGAAGTTTATCTGTAAACTCATGTTTCACTCCTTGACCATCATCATAGAGAATAACAGGTGTTCCTGTTCTTTCTTGATTTAATAATCTTGTCTTTTGACGTTTAGCTGCTTCTATATCAAATATGTTTGTATCTTCATTTAAGAATATATCATCCACTTCTTGTGGGTAATACATCTTCTCTTTTAAATAAGCTAGTCTGTCACCAGCTTTCTTTAATCTTTCAAGATTGTCATTTGTAATCTTATCTGCTATGTCTTGATTAGAGACTAACATCTTTACATTATGTAGCTCTGATTCTTTTGGTTGTTCTAGATAAGCTCCTAAAGAAGAATCTTCTTTAGCTTCCATTCTATATTTATGAGAGATGAATAGTCCATGGATTCTTTGATCATCCTTTGCACTATTGTATTCCAGGAAGTTGAAATTCTGTACATCGAACATTAAGCTCTTTGCATCCATGAAGTTTTGCATATCTCCACCTGTTCCTGTAAGAATAGGAGAACATCCCCAACCAAATGGTGTGGTGAAACCTGGTGTAGCAGCTTGTAATCCTCTTAAGAAATTACCCTTACCTATCTCATCAATAATAAGCCTTCTAGGTTTTGTACCTGCAATAGCTTCTTCATTATTACCACCATCTAAGTTACGAATAAGGATCTGAGAAAAGGGGATTCTCTCTCCTGCTTTTGTCTTGATCCCTAATGTAACTTGGTTTTTCCAATTGTCTTCTACCCTCTGCCATCTCCATGCTTCTGGTAAGAAGTTTAATCCTTTGTCAATCTTATCTGTAATAAGCTTTATATCGGGAGCATTTAGTCCTGCAATAATGTTCTGGGAGTTTTCATCGAATGTTGCACCATGACCTATATAGGAGCTCTCAATTACACTCTTAGCCAAACGTCTAATGCCTAGTATTACTAAGCCTTTCTTTTCGTTATGTGCTCTATCTATTTCGTTTGTTATTATCCACTCGTTATCACGTAGATATGGGTTAGCATATTTCTGTGATATACGTCCTCTATCATCTATAATATCCACCTCTGTATTCCAGAAGTTCAAATGCCAATATAAGAAAGGATTAATGTATACACCACCCATCATACAACCATCAATACATAATTGTTTATGATAGGCATAGAATGCTCTATATTCATCTGAGTCTTTTTGAGGAACTCTTTTCTGATTTATAAACCAATCTTTATAATCAATACTTTGTAAGCCTTCCATTATTTTCTACCCTTTAAGAAATCTTCTGCCATACTTCCAAGCTCAGCACCACCTCTTACAGGCACCACCTTTGCTTCTTCTTTCTCACGTAGTTTCTCAACTTGTTCTAATAGAGCTAGGTAGTTTTTCATTGTCTCTTGTACAAACTTACCTTGAGCTTCAATACTTGCAATCACCATAGGCATAGCACCACCAGCTTTAGTTTCTTTCCATTTGATTCTATCCTCTAATGTATGTAAGGGATTAGCATCAACGTATTGTTTCCAGCTTGATAATTGTTCCTCAGCCCAATCAAGTTCTGTATTAATGTATGTAGTTTTCTTTATTGCCATTGTATTGTTATTTTAATCTTCCTCTTCATCAAGGAATAGCCTCTCCAAATTCATGCCATCTTTTATTATCTCCTCTATTTCTTCATCATCTATATGTGGATGATCTATGTTTAGCTCTATTTCATATTTCTGTAAAGCAAATAACATCTCTTTATCATCTAGGCCCCATAGATTAGATTCATCTAAAGCTATGGCAAGATGTCTTCCCATATTATATGTGGGATGAGCTTTATGTAAACGATCTAAAGCTTTTAATATCTGGCGATAATAGTTTGGTTGTTTCATTATATAAGATCATTTATATCCTCTTCAGAAAGACTTATGTTTGTAGATTTCTTATTATCTATAACATCATCCTCATCTTCATCCTCACAATCTATCTCTATTCTTCTCATAGTGTCTAGATCTTCAGACAAATATTCAGGCTTAACTGTTATCTTCATTTGATCTGGTTCATTTGTCTCTGTTGGTTCAGCTATTATATCAATATAATCAGCACCTCCATCATATAGATCTGCTAATAAATTAATAAGACTTTCTAAAGGAATTTTACGTAGTTTCATCTGGTATAGATTCAGGAAGCCATTTCTTTAATGGACATTCACATGTTAAACATTTTGTTTTTGCAGATAGAGTACATCCACATTCTATGCAATGTACATCAGGTCTTATTGTTTTATGTTTTGTAGAAACATGTTCACATGAATTGCATATAGCCATTCTTTGATTGCTAACATGTTCTATAAAAGCTTTATTTCTTTCTTCAGGAAGAAGATGATTCTTCCATCCCTCTATTATTTGTCCCAGGCTCATTTGTTTTTGGTTTTAATGTTTTAATACTGGAATGTATTATTTGTAATTTAAGCTCTACAGCATTTCTTTTTGTAGCTGTAATGTTTTCATCTAATAACATATTCTGATATGCCTTCTGTATGGCTAATAACTTATCATATTGTTTCTGAGCTTTCTTTGTATTGAAATAAAACTTACCAAATCCAGAAATCTCCACTGTCTTATTAGTATTAAGAGCATCATTAGCTGAATCAAACTGATGTGTTACAACAGAATCAATTATCTTCTCTGATATCACCATGTTGATGGACATCTTCTTTATTATCCACTCCTTCACTGTCATTGATTGTGGCTTCTCCATGTAATAGTTTTATGTCTAATGTTAAATCTTTAGTAAAATCTATAGAATTGATAATTGGATTAACCTTCACCTTTCCATTATCCTTGATGAATATTCCAATCTTCTTAAGTTTTGATATAATGTTGTTAATAGAAGGAGATGTACTATTATATGTATTGCAGAATTCTTCTCTTACATTAGCATATGTAATGTTCCCTTTAATAGCTGTAAAAGAAATCAATTGAATCTCTCTTTCTGTTAAATGTAGATTGTTTACAGCAGATAGAATAGTATAGTAAAGAATAGACATATCCATGTCACTATCAACTATCTTCTTAAGTCTTTGTATTATCATCGTTATTTAGTTTTAATATTGACAAAGATATATAATAAACATTTACAATCAACATATATAAAAGAAATATTTTATTCTATGCTATATTATGAAACATTTCTTATATAGACTTATATAAAAGACCAAGCCCAACCACCGCCCCAAAGGTATAATATAATTTTTATACTTTCCAAAATTTTTTTAAAATTTTTTTTCCAAAATTTAGGAACCCTTTATATATGTACTGGTAATGACCTATCCACACCAAAACCCCCCATAACATTTTGAGAGTTGGGGGTAGCCCCCTAACAACGAATGCTAAAGCTAAAAAACAAAAAGATGACACAATCAAGAGATGATTATGACCAGTATGATGAGCAATACTCACAATGGTTATTAGAACAAGAACAGGAGTAAAATCCTGTTTTGTTTCTTTCTCTCGTGCTTGGGACATTCATCCCAAAACCTTCTCAACATACTAAATAATTAACCCTTAATAATTTAAATTATGTTACACATTAAAATGCCCTTCGGTTACAACTCTATCTGTTTGGATAGAACATTCGTACTACACACTGGTAAGATACGAATCAAAGCTGATTATGCTTCTATTACTAAATCTCTTAATCATTGCACACAGTTGCAATACAAAGTGAGCGGTAATGATAGCCAATACACAACAGTTAGCTTTGCAACTACTTGCTCACAGACTAACGACCATTTGATTATGGAAATTAATGCTGTTCTTTGCAAGATAATGCACCAACGCATTGATGCAAAATATGCACCAAAGGTTTGGGAACCTGCAATGGTTGAGTATGATTATGAAGGATTCATTAATTCTACTCTGTAATAATAATAAGGGAACGTAACTGCTAACAACAGTGCGTTCCTTTTTCTTTTTTATTAACTTAATGAATAATCATATGGAAAAAAGATTCACAGTAGCAGAGATGCTTGACTTTGCATTATACTACAACCATCATCATAAAGATAGTGGTGTTGAGTTAGAAGAAGCATTTACCAATTGGCACTTGAAAACATCTAACCAACGAATGGGTGAAGAGATGCAAGCAGTCACTGCTGAAATGGTAAAGTTTGGAAATGGATTAGAGAGCGTGTAATACACTCTCTTTTCTTCTCCTATATATATAAGGAGAACTTATCATTCTACCAAAACCTATCAAGTTTGCTCATCATCCATCCCAAAACCTTTTTAACACACGGAGTATATAACTCAAATATAAATCATTAATTAAAAACAGAAAACAGAATGAAAAATTACGTAATCAACAATGGTGCTTTTACAGCAAATGGAAATTTTAGTGGCTACACAGCTTTAGGTGTTAGAGTACACCTTCACAAGCGTCAAATGTCAGCTTTAGGTTGGGAACAAACAGCAGACGTTACTTTCCCATTCTTTTGCATTGCAGAAGAAAAACAAATTGGTGCTTTGAATGCAGACGGTAGCACAGTGGTTGATGTTAATGGTGTTGCTATTACATCACCAAGACTTACAGCGTTAAGTGCTTTCAAAACTAAAAACGAAATCACACAAGCACACGCTGATAGTGCATTGCTTGACGTGGAAATTGCACAAGCAATCCAAACACAAGCAACAAGTGCAGGCTTAAGCGATAAAGCAATTGCTACACTTGCTAACGCTTCTTTCTAATCATTACTAATAGGCTACTCTCTGTTGAGAGGGTAGTCTATTATTACTATTATATATAAGGGTGGGATTAATAAATCATTGGGTGGGTCTTAATATAACACTACATTGCATTATTCATAAGTTTTTACGGAGACCATATGAGAATAATGTAATCAAATGTTCTATTTACTAATAATCTTTCAAGAATTATATGTTTCTTGAGTGTTTAATGATGGTAGTGTGTACC